GCCCTTTAGGGCTCGTCCCTGACGAGAGTCAGCGCAATCCCGCGTCCCTTTCTTCTAAGTTAGGTCTATATGGAACCGCGTTATAGAGAACGTGTCAGACATGTTTACCCTTCAGGACGTGCACTTCGCATGTCCCTAGGGCATCCTGTCACTGATGTAAATCAGTCCGGGATATTCGTGGCTGACAAGGCTGTAACGATTGATTTCTTAGGAAAGAAAAGTGATCATAGCTTCTTCCTTGAAAAAGAAAGTAAGTCATATGAAAACATTTCTGGTAAAAATCCTCCTCAGGGTACCACTACTTATCGTGAGTACTCTAATTATGATATTTACCATTCCCGAGCTAATCCGGGCCATATTCCTCTTGGTACTCCATCTGATAATAGTGCTATGGTCACTGCTATGGCCCGGACTAATCCGGGACGTGCCGTGGTCTCAGTACCTACTTTCATTGGAGAACTAAAGGACTTCCCAAGTCTGGTTCGTCAAGGTGGTCGACTCGCTCTTAGACTCAAGGATAGGTCAAAGAAGCTTCGGCGTCGCGGTCGCGACAAAGAAGCTGCTGACGCCTACCTTGCTTATAAGTTCGGAATCGCACCTATGATTTCAGACGTCCGAAAGCTTATGGACTTTCAGGGCCAAACCGAAAAACGGGTGGCTGAACTGAATCGTCTTTACGCTAAAGGAGGGATGAGACGCCGTGTTGAGATCTTTTCTGCAACATCTTCTACACAGCAAAATAATGTTGCTGTGGAGTCTGTGTTGAGTGCTGTCGTCCGATGTGACGTCAATACTATTACGACGGGTCGGAAGTGGTGCACCTTACGGTGGCAACCAACCTCCCCGCCGCAATTCAGAAATGATCAAGAGAAGCAGCAGGTCGCTCAGAAGTTAGTGCTTGGGCTTAACGCCGAATCACTAACTTTAACGGCATGGAATTTACTTCCATGGTCGTGGATGATCGACTGGTTTTCCAATTGTGGCGATTATATCGCTGCTCATAATAATGCGGTCCCAGCAATAGCTGTTGGCCGTTGTACTATGACACACTTGGAAACCTCTACTTCTTACCGCCGGTCTGATTCAAATTCTTGGATCAAAGGCGGCAACGCGGTTTTCACCAGAACCTCTAAAACGAGGGTCATTGGTGGAGGTAATAACTTAGAAGCGTCGTTACCGTTTCTTAACGGTAACCAACTGTCGATCCTTGGAGCGTTAGCCGTTTCCCGAGGGAGACGGTAGAACACAACAAGGTAGAACAAACATGGCACTTGGTTCAACACTCACGATTACGATGGATGGCTCCGGTGGAGCCGCCAAAGTACTCCCTCTTATCGACACGGGGACTCCTTACTCGAGTGAATACTTTCTCGATGAAGGACTTGTCACCTATACCGCACGTGTGCGGCATACCTCCGATTCCGTCCGAGCAGGATCACAAGCGTTTAACCGTCACACCGTGACGTTTTCGCGCTATGTGAAACCTGTTCTGCCGGCTACGGTGGGGTCTCTGTCTGAGGTCATCTTTACGATCAGAAATGATCCTAATGGTGTCCCAGCTGAGATTGTCGACCTTTCCGAGGCGATGTCCTTCTATATGGTCAAAGCCGGCGGCATTGCCGCCAAGCTGCTCGGTAAAGAATCGTAAGACTCTTTACCTCCGCTGCTTTCTGTTAGGCAGGGATAGTGTTGCTCCATCTGACTTAGATCATAAAGGATTCTCCTCTATGAATAAAAGCTATGGAGTGTTTGTTCTGGGATTGTACAAGGCTATCTTAGATGATTGCCAAGTACGTTATCCGCATCTCCAGAAGGACTTTATGCGGGATTATTCTCGCCTCTCGTCCTGTATGTTGACCAGAGGTCTACCATTCTTCATGATAGACCTCGTTGACTATGGTAAGCACTTTGATGTGTGCTTATCAGAGCAACGTCTCACCCGATCGAGTATAAGCCATCAAAGGCCTTACAAGAAAGGGACTCCTATTCCTCGATTATTCAAGGGATTGGTGTCACTGGTCTTCCTACCAAATGGAATGCTTCGCTCCGATTGCGATCACCACGCTATTCTCTGTCTTCGACAACTGTATTTTACAGTTAAGAAGCTCAGATTGGAGTGTAGTGATGAAAGAAAATCTGACGCCGTCAGATCTTTCTACCGCATCGAAAGAGACATCGACAGAGGATCCGACGAATGGTCCTCTGACGACCCCGATTGGTCTTACCTCAAACATGTCCACCTTGGACAAGTTAGGGAAACTACTCGAGGCTCTATACTTCCTTTATTCTTTCTTCAAGAAGAAAAAGAAGTAGAGAATGTCTCCCCAGTTGATGCTATGCTCTTGCAAACTGTTCAACAGGTTGCAGATATCATATCATCCACGTTAGGGATTTTTAATCCCTATGACTGGAAAGTGAAGCATGGTCCTGGTGCAGTTTCTGACTCCAAAAGAGAGATGAGTAAGTACTCCTTTCCCTATTGGCCTAAGAAACTTGACCGCGTGTTCCCATTAGCTGATTTCGCTTTTGCGAATTACAACTGCTGGGCGACCGCTGTCTCTGTCGAGAGTCCTCATTATTCTATAAATGAGCCTCCCTCAAAGCTTATCCTGGTGCCAAAGACACTTAAGTCTCCGAGGTTAATCGCCTCTGAGCCTATAAGTCATCAATGGTGCCAGCAGGCTGTGAAGGATTATCTCACAGAGAGAACT